TTCGGCCATTGCGCCAAGACTGACTCGCGTCCACCAATAAAAGCAGCCTTCATGGCCTCAACAACAAATGGAGCGTTTGGAACATCATGAGTCTTACTTAACTCTTTTATCCAATCATCAAACTTGCTCATTTATTATCGCCTCCACTCGTGCCCATGCTTTCCCTGCGCTACAACCACAATCTGAATCATAACAAATCATAGAATGATTTTTTACGTACTCTCTCACTGCTTCGAGTAGGTCGAGATAGCAAGCTGCGAGAGTTTTAATTTCATCAGTCATAAGTCCATTGTATTCTAGAATAGATTGTGATGTTGCTTTGGCCTGTTTATGGTTCATATATTATCCCCCATCGCTGCCAACAGCTCTTCTCGAATAGTCGTCACTAACCTATGTTGGGCTTCACTAAGGCTGCCGTACTTCAACCGTTTCCGAAGTGACTCGTTGATAAAATCATCTATGGCGTATTTAAGTTTAGGGCCATTTAACATCAGCTTATGTGTTTCCAAATCTTTTACAGCCGTCATATAACATGACTCTTCAAATCTTACCCCATCGTGCTTGGTTGGCTTCATACTTCTTCCCATCCTGTAGGAATTACTCTAGCACCACAATCCGCGCATCTAACATTTAGAAGATCTTTAGGAAAGCTTTCAACAAGTATTCTCTCATGGTCACAAATTACTGGTGCTATTCTTGCCAACTCTTCTTTGGAGAGATTAGCTTCGAGCCATACTTTAAATTGTGCTTCGACTGAAGACGCATTCACAGACATTGTTTTTCCCATAAATAAATCAGGCCATCTGCGCTTGGGGTTAAGAGTTAGTTTATTTTCCATTACTTTGTCTCCACTTCCTCTATAACCTTCGACTTCCCAGAGGGTCTCTCCCAAGAAGTTGAGCCTTCACAATTAGTTGTATAAATGTCTCTTATACAATCATGTTCTATTCTATAAACTGTGCACTTACTGTTTATTTTTGCATATTCAGTTACAACTGGTTTGTCTGAACATAAGCGATCACTACACGAAGATAATAATAAAATTATAAATATTAGTTTATTTTCCATTATATTCATCCACCAATGCCCTTGCTGCCCTTGCTGGCCATACAGCAGCCTTTTCACTCGATTGTTTTTCACAATATCTAAACATTAGAAATAAAACAAAATATATAAACAACATAGAATCGAAGGCTTTTTTGGTCATACTTCTTCTTTCTTTCTACATCGGATCTTCAAATGGCAATTCTCTTTACTGTGTTTTCTACTCCTGATCCAGTTGTAACATTCCATGAACCCTAATCTAACTCCCTTTAAATTAGAAGCTGATAAGTTAATATCTGTGCGCTGTACCATTTCCTTGATTGTGTCTTCTGCCGCTGTGGCTACTTCGTAAGCGGTGGGCCAGTCACCTACCGGCATTTTACTAGACTTAAGATGAAGCTCTTTAATTATATCTCTTATCAAATGCTTTTCACTCTCAGCCATCTCATAATGGTTATTAATAAAGTGCTGCTTTAGTAAATCAGATATCGCACAATCTGCTTCATTACTAGTCATTGAAGCTCTCCAGAACATGCATGATAAAAAACAATACGCAAATTCCCCAAGCCACTAATCCACTACCGAGGAAGAACATCTCTACAGCTTCAAGGTTGGACATCTTTTTTCTCCTTCAATTCGTTAGCAGAAATTAAGACCATCTTGCCATCTACCTCAACATAACTTTTCTTATCTTGCTTATCTTTTTTCTTAACTACGCCGCCCTGCTTTCGGATCATCATATCCATAAGCGTACGCGACTGCTGTAGGCGCTGACCGAAGGTGCTCATTTTACACCAACTGGGCATTGTAATTCATTCACAACAACCAATACTGGTACAAAAATACTTGCAGAAAATATAGAACCAATAACAATATTTCTAACAGAATATTTATAAACAAGCTTGGGGTCTTTATCATCCATAATTCCAACGCAGTTTCCAAATTCTGTTTTAGATGCACAACCTGATATTAAAATAAGTAACAATAATAAGTATTTCATTTGCTCACCGATATTTTATAGAAATGACTCGTCTCTCCACGGTATTGTTCTAGATCCAATCCTTCTAGTACTGGGATCTTCTTGTAGTTTATATTCCCCACGCGCTCAACCTTAGTAACCTTCACTCCACCTACCTTGATGGATGGATAGTCACTAGCCACTGTTTTTAGAATAGTTTCCATCTCGTCCTTCTCGGACTCGAGTGCGGCGATCTGTGCCATAAGGTTCTTATATTTCTCAGCCGCTTCCTCAGCGAATGGATCATCGATCTCAATGCAGTCGCCTTTAACGAAGTCAGGAGCTGTATCGGATATCACATTATTGAACCAGAAGTCTTTAGCTGTATTGAAGATCTCTGATTGCATAGCTAAATCGTGAGCAACCTGCACTTCTGCCATTTCCTCAGTAGCGGTATTGTAGTTAACATAGCGTGCTTCTTTAGCTCCTGTGATCATAAGATACCACTGAACCTGGTATTGATGATCAAGTGGGATTTTCCCACATTTTGCATCTTCAAACTTAGCCTTACCTGTAGTCTTAATTTCAAGTAGGCATCCATCTTCGCTGATACCGTCCACGTTGGCACTCATCCAATCTTCTTTTCCTTTATAGAAACCGAAGTGGAAGGTCTTGCCCAACAATCGCTCAACTTCCTTACGAGCAACATCCTCAAACATCGTTCCCTTAAGAACGTGTGGTTGCATGGAAATATCTTCTGGAGTTACTCTACCAGTCTTCTCCTGCCATAGAACATACGGAGTCTTGTATTCAGACACTCCCATTATCACTCCGATGTCGGATCCGCCAATTGATTTCTTTCTATCGTTGTTCATGTTTAATCCTTTCCTGCTCTATTGTATTCAGAGCTTCTTCTTTCGATGTACATATATAATAACTAACTCCACACTGTCTACAAATTTCTTGAAATTCTTTTTGATCCCTGCTTTGAATTCCTACACCTGCTCTTTTAACTTCTATCCAATAACTAGGAACACCTCTGGACATTACTAAAAGATCCGGCGTTCCCTTAAGACAACCAATTGGCATCTTCATTCTCTGCTGCAGAACTTGATTAAAGCTACCCTTAGTATTTATCTTCACACATCTTGTATTTTCTAATTTGTTAAGCGCAAAAATTATTTGCTGTTCTGTAAATTTCTCCAGCACTTCTCTTTTAGTCTTGTTCATCTATAGACTCCTCAAATGTATTCTCTATTTTCAACAGGGATCTAAACAAATCATTTTCAGACTTTAAAGCAAAATAAATATCTATCATACGATTTATTGCTGCTCTTTCTTCCTTATCGTAGCTATGGTCAGGACATGACTGCAGTCTCATCGTTAACATCTCTGCTCTTCTCTGCAGTGCTTTTATAGCGCGGCTAACGCGCATCTTCTTTTCTTTTACCATGTTAATTCTTCTTCCTTAGTAACGCGTTCTATTCTCTTGAGATCATAGAAATTATTCTTGAACTCAGTATGAATAACGTAATCACCAGTTAGTGGGAAGTCCTTCCGTAGATTAGGAACATTCACAACTGAGCTGATATCTGAATAACTACCGACTCCGGCATTTACCAGCATCGTCACCAATTGGTTGTAGTACTTGCTCCCTATTGGTTTAAACAGCATGATTGGCCGTCGTAGATAATCCTTTGGATATATCGTTACCTTGAGACAAACATTTCCACTTGCCGCCTTATGATAGGCCAGGGTGATCTTGTTGCTAATCGGTATGGCTTCTCTCACAACTTCTGGCACCTTGGTAGGCTCGCTTAGAAGATCTGATATCTTAGCCTTTGATGTCAGATTCTTGACGGGATCAGTTTTCTCAGCCATGAACTCATGATTACAATCGGGACATTTACGCGATGATATTGGGACAATCTCCTGACAATTGGGACAAACTTTAAACTCTTCCTTCTCAGATACGGTCTCACGACCCTTCTTAACTAGCGGTTTGTCAAGCGATCCACAATTCTCTGCAACTCTTCCATAGTCGAGTATAAGACAGTCATTTTTATCTTCACTTGTTCTAAGTCCTCGCCCAACTGTTTGGACCCATAATACAGAACTTTTGGTTGGGCGCATGAAGACAACGGAGTCAATTGGAGCGAAGTCGTAACCTTCTGAGACGATGGTAATAAAAACAAAGTGTCTCGCTTTTCCTTCTTCAAATTCTCGTTTAGCATCTTGTTGCTCCTTCTGTGTTTGATTGGAATTAATCGTAACCGCTAATTCATTTAGCTCATTTAATCTATTACAAACCATATTGGCATGCTCGATGGTGACACACGCCCAAACGATCTTATTTCTATCCTTAAGCCTTGGAAGTGCGTCTGCTATCTGCTTGTCGATCTTGGTCTTATTCTCCACTACCTTGGCAAGCTCACCTATGGCGTACTCGCCACCTACTACCTTGACATTGTCAGTATCGAACTCCTCAAGGCCGCACTTCATTGTAGGCTTACATAGCCAGCCATCGTTAATCATTTCCTTGATATCTTTTTTGTATGTTATTTTTTCCCAGAGTTTATCGTCACCATAAATATATCCGCTATTAGTGCGCCAAGGAGTAGCAGTAAAACCGCAGATAATAGAATTATCATTAAAAATAAATGATGCATACTGTGAATCCTCTTTCTCAATAGACCGGTGTGCTTCGTCTATTATAATCAAATCGAACTTTTCATCCTTTGGATAGGATCCAACGGTGGAGATGACAATTTGTTTCTTGTCATCTCTCTCACCTTTGGTTCCACAAACGCTCCCCACAATAGACGATGGAAAATTACCCTCTATTCTAAGCAATGTCTGTGACTGTAAATTAACCTTATTTAAAACAACAGCCACTCTATGCTTCGGATTGCGAAGCAGGTGCTGCTTGATCAACTCTATGAAGATAACCGTCTTGCCAGCCGCTGTTGGCAGCACAACAAGTGGGTTAATCCCACTTTCAATAGAAGAGAGGCAGCTATTAACTGCCTCTCTCTGATATGGTCTTAACTCGATCACTTCTTGAATCCTGAAATACGTGGTTTCATGGTACCAGTGTAATCATCAAGCTTATTCTTAACACTTGCATGAAGAGTCAATCCGCATAGTGCGCTGACATCTTCCAACTTGGTGGGCTGCTCACAGATCTCGAGAATCTGCTTCAACTGGCCACGGCCAATTTGCTCGGCCTTAGCATTGGCGTTCTTGATATTGAACATATGGAATACGGTTCCCAGTTGCTCAGTAGCAACAACAGCGTCCTTATCAAACACAGCGAATTCCGCGTTGATGTAAACACCACCGGATTTACTGTCCTTCAACTCAGCAGCTTTAATACGTACTGTATATGTACCGTCATCCAATTGTCCTTGTACCTTGTCGTTTGTAAAATCTAAATCACTCATTTTGTTGCTCCTATGTTAAATTTAACAGTATCCACATACGCTTGTTTCCCAGCCATAATTACCATTTTTGTTAAATAATCTGCTGTAAAATCAGCTTGGAATGTTAAACCCAGTAAAGTTTTAAAGTTTTTTTCAATTGAATTATGAAAATATACTAATCCTTTATCCTTCCATGAATTATCCGTTTTCTTGGTTGCTTTCTTACTTACTTTCTTTTTTACTATTTTCTTTTTCATTCTTATCTCCTTCTACGCCGCGAATCTTCGAGGCGATTTTTCCTAAGTCTGCTGGCTCTTGTGGTTGTAGTTTTCCGCTCCTATCTTTGCAGCGCATGTTAGCCATCGCATTGGTTTGCAAGTAACGAACTCCCTTATCGTCTGATATCATTCTGAACACCAAGTCGAATGCTGGCACCATGAATTCTTTTCCGAGGTTTCCTGGCATCTTGGGGCCATAAAAGAAACGACTCGCATCGTCCTTCTCGTATTCTTCCAAGCAGGTGATCACCACGTTGTAGTGGGCCATATCGCGCAGGGTTTTTAACAATGTGATTTGATCCTTAGCAATGTTTCCCCATACTTCAAACGCTTTAGCTTTATCAGTGATCTTTGCTTTCCAGTAGTCGGCATATAACTCACCAATCTCTGTTGCAGAATCGAATACTAACCAATCGAAATCTTTTGTGACCTCTGGCTTGGTGACGTATGTCAACACTTCGTTTAATCTCTTAATGCGTCCTTCTGCTGTAGGAAGAACTTGCTCTTCGTCATTCTTTGATAAGTCAATGTAGCGAATGCTAGTGCCAGATAATGGCAGTAGTCCACTCTCCGCGCTTAATACCAATACTCTATCGTGTGGCAATGTCTTAGCTAGACTTGTCTTACCAACTCCACTCTGTGCATAGACGATAACCTTAAGCGGCCCTTGATGAATCGTATCTGTGTTTTTAATTTTCATATTTCCTTTCTCTCGCCTAAATTATTTTCAGGCCTTATTGCTTTCTTTTGAAGTGTAATCTACCTTTACTTAAAACGCAAGGAGTAAATATGCGAAAAACTAAACATACTGAAAGATATAGAACAAACAAGAAACATGCGGCAGCTTATCTCTTAATTAAGTACCGTGAAACCAAGGGGTTAACTCTGGCACAGATGGCCAATAAATTTAAAGTTTCCACTACAACTTATTTCCGTTGGGAAGCTGGTAAGGTTACACCGCACCCTAAGATGAAATTAAGAGTACAAGAATTCACGTTCGGCCTTGTTAGTACAGGTGATTGGAAGTCTTTCTAAATGGCAAATAAACCTTTTGTAGAAAACGCAATGAGATATCTTGAGATGGGATTCTCCATCATTCCTATTCACAGGAACGAAAAGCGCCCATTGATCGATGGTTGGCAGCACTACTGTGAGCATCTTCCTACTGAAGAAGAAGTCGAAGGTTGGATTATCCAACACCCTGGCGCTAACATCGGTATCGCTTGTGGCCCAGCTTCGGGTATATCGGTACTCGATATAGACGATGACTCCTACATAAGAGATCCTCGCTTGCCGAAGTCACCATTCATTAAGCGTGGTAAAAAAGGTGAGTCACGATTCTTCAAATACAATCCAAAGGTGCAATCTTTCAGTATCGGAAAGATTGATTATCTCTCCACTGGTAGACAAACAATTATCCCACCTAGCCTTCATGCGGATACAAAAAAGCCCTATCAATGGTTGTCAAGTGAGGAACTTGATATCTCCGCTATGCCAATCATACAGGATAATATACAGGAGATATGTAAACTATTCCTACCTCGATTGGACGATGGATCCATTAAGATGGAAGGACTAGAGGGAAGAAACAATACTCTGAAAACACAGGCAGCAATTTGTCGCCATGCCTTTATGAGCGTAGAAGAATGCGCCGCTAAAATACTCGAATACGATCTTAAAATGCACAAACCGCCATTGTTCAGAGATCCAACAGAGCAATATTTTATCAAAGCAAAGACAGACATCGGCGCAGCTATGCTATTCGCGCAAAGAATGTACGACTTCTACGATAAAAAAGCACGTGATGACGTTAAACAATTCATAGAACTAGTTGAGAAAAAAGAAGTCAAAGAAGAAGTTTTGTTACTTCCTCCACCGTTCCGCAAAGAGAATATCTTTCTAAACAAATGCGCCGAGGCTATTCAAAACGAGAGTGATAAAATCATCCCTGCGTTAGCAATAGCTGGCGCAATTGGCATCGGATCCATTCTCTTAGGCAATCGCTTTGAAGTAAAGTCAATGGGTGAGAACAGCGATAAAACATTAGCTCCAAACCTTTACCTCTGCGCCGTTGGACGCACAGGAATAGGCAAGAACTCGCTACTAGAATTCTGCAAAAAGATTCTCCATGACAATGAGCTAATCGGACGCGGTGGATATCGCTCCGCTCAAGCCGTTGTCTGTGACCTATTCATGCAGCGTCAAAGACTTGACGTTATCGACGAGATCACATCCATTTTCAAAACAATGACCACCAGCTCAAGTTCTTCTCAAACCGAGATGGTAGAAACCCTGTGCTCTCTATTTACTAGCTCCACTGGCCTATTCTTAGGTCAAGCATCAATGAACGCTAAGAAAGAAAAACAGCGCATTGACTTCAATAATCCGTTCGTGTCGTTAGTATCCGTATGTACTCCAGAAGGTTTGACCGACTCCGTATCGGAACTACTAATCAGTAAGGGATTATTTCCGCGCTTCCTGTTCTTTGATCAGCCCTATTTGGAATTGAATAATAACCATAATCCGATTGATTATTCTTATTTTAAGAACTTCATCAATGACTTTATCCTAGAATTCCCTATTGAGCGCATCGACGCATCAAGTGATCTGACAGCAGACAGGCCAATGGCTTTGCGTTGCCGTCACTTGAGCTTTGCCGCTGAAGACTTCAGATTGCAGTTAAGAATGGAAAACCACGAGAGAATACGCTCAAATATTATGAGTGATAATATTTCAACTAAATTTCTAACTCGTCGTTTAGAAATCATTCTAAAGCTTGCTCTCATCGACTCCGTTCTTTGTGGCCAGCAGCTGGTAGAATTGAAAAACATGGAATGGGCAAATGATATGTTTGAGTATCATTTAAAATGCGTTGAACAAATTTTCAAAGAACAGGAATCATTCAATAATGGACGATTCAATATGAAATACTATTATGACAAAATCTTAAAAGAGATTAGAAAAACAAAAAGCAAAGGTTTACTATTATCTGGAATGCAGCCCCACTGGCAATATTTAACACCTAATCAACGCGCTGGAGTTATACAAAATTTATTAGATGGTGAAGAAATTATAGAAATTCAGAAAAAACGCCCCGATGGTAAAGGCAAACCATCTAAGCGTTTTTATGCCGTAGAATTTTATCGTGATGAACCTGACCAAGTTGGGGGCAATTTATCACTTTGATTTTTCATCTGAAAAATATAATTGATAAATTAATTCATCGGCTAAATCCACAGCTTGCTTGACTATTTTTTCAATAGTTTCTTCTTTATTATATTCCGGAATTGATCCCGCTAACCCCTGCATCATTATTGATATAAAATATTCCCTCTTTGTTAATTCTTGTATTTTATCTGTTATGTTTGCCATAATTATCTATCCTCCCGTGATTCCATGGTCTCCATCATGCGCTCAAGGTAATTTTCCTTTTCGCAGTCCTCGTCGGGTTCATATGACTCTTCGTAATTATCATAGGTTAATCTTAATTTGCTGCCATTGCACAGATAATACTTTGACCTGTTAATATTTTGCACTTCGTTAGTGTAAAGAATGTCCTTATCGTCATCGTCGTATGACCTCGTCGCTATATGATAGATTTCATTCTCTTCACAGAATTTTGTCAATGACTCCAGGTCGTCGTCATTAGCATCAATCGCGCCGTCACCGTCAATGTCTAATTCATGAAAATCAAGGCCTGTTAAATGAGTCAATTGACAAGCATCTAACACACCCACGCGCTGAAACCATTCATCGAGTGACTTTGGTTGCACTAGCGGCGCTAGCTTATTGTTGACCATATGATCACGTACAATATTATTGAATAGCTCAAAATAGTTTATTTGTGATGGTGTAATGTTATTATTTTCCATGTTAATTATTTCCTTTCAATAATGCCATTGTGCGTTTGTGGTTTTCGTTTGACTCTCTTATCTGGGCTTGCATGACAATCAAGTCAATTTTTATTTCAAAATACTCAATCAATTGCTTTTGTGCTCGCTCGGATAATTCGCAATGATGTTTGACCATTGCTAGAATATCGTTTGAGTGTTCTTTCGCGTTTTGATTAAAAAAACTCATTGTGTGCTCCACTTCTTAGACTCCGCGCCATGATAGACTAATCCGATTTTATGATTATTGCCCATTGCGCCGATATCGTGTTCCGTTACATTGGCATAGCCGGCTTTTTTCAATTCACTTATTGAGTTGAAAACTCGCGCATGTCTATCATTATTCTCCGATATCATGCTATCCTGTTTGCCGCCCTCGCTGAATATTATTGTTAGATTATCCGGCCAATGTTTGCCTAGCATTATAAGATCTTGTTTAAATTCTTTAATCATTAATACCATCTTGGAATAAGCGTAAAATTGAACATTGGGGAAATCATTAGCTAGTGAATACCAATTATAAAAATAACTCTTATTAAAAAAGTCGCCGCTTGCGTGTATTCTAATGATTGATTTATGCTTTAATTTGCTTATTTCTTTTTGCATTGAATTATAAAATCGATCATGATTTTTCGCCAACGCAAAATTAAGCGCATAGGCCTTTTTCACGTTAGGAAAATTAAATGTCCCTTGCGTGGCATAGCAACCAATTTTACAAGTTCCCGCCATAGGACACGACTTAACAGCCGGTAGACTCCATGAATAAATTCCATCCTTGGATAATTTGGAATTTCCTTTTTGTAATAATTTACGCTTAGATTGAATCATGACTTCACCATAATCATTTCCTGTGCGCCAAGGCCATTAACTGCGATAATCTTAAGCTTGCCTTGTTTTGTGGCTACTTCGACAATGTCATCAGGTTTAACGCCGATTTCTATTTTAGCGCATTGAATTGCAATGTCGGTTAACAATTGAAAAGGCTGAATTGGCCGAAAACTTGAACATATGCACAACATAATCAGCAAATCAGCTTTGGTCATGTCAAGCGCCCAAGACTTGTTATTTTCTAGGAATAAATTTATATTATTAACAAATATTTCTTGATTAATATAATAAACTGTTCTATCGGCGGCGCTTTCAAATAGTGATAATTCGGCAAGTTGCGCATGTTGTTTCTTTAATTCTTGGAAATTATAGACTCCCGATTTTATGTTATTAATTGTTCTTTGTTTATAATTTGGTTTTCTCATATTAATGCCATCCTCTTAAATATGTTTCCAAGTCAAATATTTCTGCCTTGGTTAGTTTTTTGTTTTGTTTAAATTGAGTTTCCATTTGCTGATATCTGCCTAGATTATAAAAATCAGATTGATTCGCTGCCTTGATTATCGCTGCGGATATCGCTGCGGATAATAGTTCCTTAATGGTCATACTAACCGCCAACCCTTGCCAACGCGGCCAAGACTAACCAAGCACACAATGCCACGGAGAACCCCATAATGATCCACGCTCCACAGTCATAGGCGTCTGCTAGCCATGCTTGGATAATCTCATTGCGTAGCTTGGGCGGCGTTTTATATGGCCCAGAAATAAGGTTAATCACGGTATAGGGTTTATTTTTATTGATCATAGTTAACTCGCTTTCACGCCTAGCTAGTAGGCTAATCACTTTATCGCTGATTAGAAAATTAGTGTCAATGATTATTTTTCGTTATTTTTCGTTTATATGTTTTTGTTAGCAATTGCGTTATTTTTTTGTGATTTTATTGATAATATAATTTAACAATTATATATAAATTATATATACGGTTTTTCTGTGTAAATAATTGATATTATTAAATATTTAACAATTATATTATTCAAGCATGGCCTAAGGGGCAAAGAAACAAAACAGAAAATATCTGTATAATTATATATATAATTCTTAATATATTAATAATATCAATGCTATTCAGGTCTGCGTTAATATAAGACTATGTTTAAAGCCCTTTTTGGCAATATAATCCATGTATATAATTCTAAAAAAATGTATATAATTGTTAAATTGATGCGGCGCTCAGTCTTTATGCATCATTTATTCGCTATTTTATTTCTCTATTTTTCGTTTATAGCATAATAGCATAGTATGGCACGATACTTGCATAGCTATATACATCTAAACAGCGGCGGCATCCATCTTGCTACTAGCAATACATAGGCCATACCGCCATTGTATCTCATTGATATACTTGGCATATATCTTGCATTAAGAGATTACATATCGTGTTATATGATAATGCGTATCATTATCAATATATAGCTAACCTATTGATAATACTATACAGACACGGGGGGATAGGGGGCCACGATCGGTGGTGGGGGGAATATCACTCACTCCAAATTTTTCCGCCGCCCCGAAATTCCGCCGCCGACTATGATATCCTCAACTACGGTTACAACTTATACCTGTAACCTCCAACCGTAGCTTGGTTGTATAGAGCAGGTGACGGCGTGATTAACCCTCTACGCCGATAATTGGGCTATACAGCCGACTATTTCTTATCTGCGAGTGGCGAAGCGGTATCGTACTTGGTTTGGAACCAAGGGATCGTAGGTTCAAATCCTACCTCGCAGACCAATTTTATCTATCAATTAGACCTATAAAATGATATGTTTTTATATGGTTTTACAAAAAGTGTTTTACCGGACCCGTATATCATTTAAAACTAAGAACACCTCTTCACAATCTCGCGCAGACGCGCTACGATTGGATATATGAGTACAAAACAGAATTTCAAGAATATGTTCCTTGAACAACGTAAAGCGAAGCTAGAGAAGGCTAAGCGGCCTAATTCAGATGGTAGCGTGCTGAAGGGTAAGGCAGTACCTGCGCAGACTGGTAAGCGTGGAGATGCTGTGCCACCTAAGTCTATGGCTAAGGGATCTAAGCCATCTAAGAAGAAGGTAAAGTCGATAGCTGATTTACAGGCGTTGAAGGCGGCTGTTGTTAAAAAGGAAAAGAGATCCTATTAAGCTGGATCAGAAACGGACGTGATGAAATGGATAAGTTAACTGAGTTGAGTACAAATATAGCGATGTTGAGTCGGAAGATATCAACTTTAGCAGCTGAGACGAATAAGAACGAAGTTGCAGAGGCTCAGACCCAATTGGACGTGATTGGTATTGCTGTTGATAGACTCTGCACTGATGTCACTATTATGGCGAAGACACTGAAGGCGATGACTAATCCGGCGAAGTGGTCGAAGCGATTCTCGATGATTGATAATGGGTATATACATGTTTACAATGCTGGCCCTGATATTGTTGAGGCTAATGGTGCTGATATTATGAGTGCTATGGGACAGAAGATGTACTTGGAAGAATCGAAGAAGCGAAGCGACTAAGTCCATGATTGTCGTAGCCTCAGAATACGACATCTCTGCCGAGAACCTGGAAAGATACATGAATGCGTATCGCAGTATGATTAAGTCGTATGTTGGGGATCCGTTTAAGATTTGGCAGACGAGACAGCAGATACGGAACTTCTTGAGAACGGCAAACTTTGATGAATGGATTATTGATGATATAATCGAAGAGTGGGAAGAGGGGATTGATATATGGACATAGGGCAACTTCTATCCGCGTGGGAAGCCATGCAAACACATGAGGTAGCTATTCCTCAACGACTACACGCTCCTCATATAAACGAGCCTTTACTAACGGAATCTGTAAGTAAAGCACCGCTTACTCAATCAAGGGAATCAAGGTATGACCCATCTATCGAGCGGTTAAACGCTGATAACCAACGGCAAGAGCGCGAGTATAAAGAGCCAGACGGTACTGCCGTTTATGGTTCTCCTGAGTCAACCAATACACCACTTGATGAAGAGCCTATCTTCGCGGCTGAAAACGCTCCACAGGAGTACATCGCTGATAAGAAAGCCGATATCAAACGAGATCAATTGCCCCCCAATGGTAACAATGGATATTTACTTAAGGAGAATGCGTGGGATTCGATCTAAAGAATCAACCGACATTCGACGCCCCTGGCGGAGGAGCTGGTAGTGGAGGAGTAGATCCTGCTGCTATTTGGACAGCTCTTGGGACGTTGATGGCGGCGAAGGGGAAGAGTCCAGAGGCTATCGGAACCCCCGAGATGGATGATGCTAATAAGTTAATGAGAATAAAGCGACTTCGATCAATGTCTCATGAGCAGTTGGCAGAAGAGCCAGAGAGTATGGAAAAGCAAATTGCCATGCAGGAAAAGGAGCAGATGGGGAGACCGGAAGCACTTAACCCATCATCAATATGGAAAGCCTTGGATATTAATAGATTCAAGGGTGTAAACCCACTTGGGAAAAAAGCAAGCCCAGATAATATAGAGACTACGGTTGTTATTGATCCATCTATTAAAAAAAGTTTAGACAAACATTTTTCAGAACCAGGAGTACAATCTTGGGTTAGATCACATTCCACACCTCAAAACGGCGGTACTAGTGTTGCATTTGAAATACAGAAATCAAAAGAGGTAGATAAAGATTCTGAGGAAAAAGCAATAGAGGCTTATTTACAACGAGTAACAGAAGAACCAGAAACATACAATAATGTTGGTGTAATATCTCCAGAAGATGCAGCAAGAACACAAGGACACGTGGGTCTATATGATTGGGTGAAAGAAAGATATGGTGAAAGATATCCACAAATATTTGAAGAATACACCAAATCTAAACCAGTTGATAAAAGAATAGAAATACCAATGGGTGAAAAAGATATAGAGAATAACCTAACCAAGATGGCAATTTCTAACCTAGGAAACAAACTCAACTCAGAAATGAATAGAGTTGGAGAATATTCAGAAATACCAGAATACGATTACCAAAAAAATTCAAGGTATAACTATAGAAATCGAAATTCAGAGGATATTCCATTTTATTTCCATAGAGCAAATAAATACTCCAGAGAAGATAAATTCCCGAGAACTCTAGATGAAGACACCTCTTTTGGAATGACTAAGGATGAAAATTTTATAAACAATAAAAATATACTAATGGATAAGGCGCGCCAAGATGTTAGTATTTTAATTCCAGATAAAAAAAGATCAGGTGAGTTTTTAAAGAATTATAGTTCCTGGCTGGATTTAACCAGGGGTGACGAACTAAAAAAAATATCATCTGATACATATAATTCTTTAAAGTACAGGTTAATGCCAAAAACACCAGATGGATATAATTATAAATCCTTCGATCTTCAAAAAATAAATGACGAAATAATGCAAGGCAACTCCCCGTGGAAATATTTTAAAGAAAAGAAAGACAACAAATGATAATCGCAATCGTAGATCTCGAAACCACCGGACTTGATACACTCAATGACCGCATACTAGAAGTCGCTTGTATATTATTCGATACAGAAGCTCATAGAATTGTAGAGCAGTATAGCCAATTGGTTTACTGGCCTAAGTTAAGTATTCCACCTGCTGTAACGAAGATTCATGGAATCACAGAGGAGTTATGTGAAGCATATGGCGTGGAAATTGATATCGCTCTTGGTTATTTTACTGCTACTGTGGACAAATCTGACTTTATTATTGCACATAACGGAAATGGATTTGATAAACCAATCATGTGGAACCACTACAGGAAGTCTAATATAACACCGCCAAATATACCCTGGGCTGATAGTAGAACCGATATTCCGTATCCTCAACACATCTCAACTCGTAAATTACTACATCTTGCCGCAGAACATGGATTACAAATACTTCCAGGGCATGAAGCGTACAATGATTGCAGAATGCTTTTAGATTTGCTGAAGAACTACGATATGGAAGATCTACTTAAATTGGTTAATTATAGAAAGACTGGAAGGTTGAGCTTATGCCAACAGAAACAGAATTAAAAATTATCCCTGCAATAGAGTCAGAAATAGAAGTATCAGCAACACAATTATTAGTCGAAGAAATGAAATCGGAACCACGTAGCTTATACAATCTCTTACCTCCAGCCATTCAGCAATCTATATCTAAAATAAATCCTAAGTTAATTGGAAAGACTGAAAAGGAATTGGAATTTGAGTTAAATCCAGATCCATTTGTTTGCAGACTACGATTAGCCTTCTGGCGTGAGTACGAAGAGTCACAGAGTAAACTACGAAAGATGAACCTGAACGCGCTATCTATCGCGATGGGAGTTCCTTCGGCTAGTATTATGGCGCATTTGAGAATGCCAAAGCATATTATTTGGATCATCACACCACCTGCTTCATACGACATCTTCTTGGATGAAGCTCTGTCATATGGATTGCGTAGAATGCGAAATGATATTCTCGCTATGGATATTCACGGCCCAGACGGCTTGGTTGATGTTAAGAAGGCCGACTTGCTGCTTAAGTGCGTGGCCTTTCTAGACATGAGAAAGAATGGTGGAATAGTTCAACGAACTGAGAACTTGAATCTTTATCAAAAGGATTTCAAGAAGTTGAGTTCCTCTATGGAGCTGAAGGAAATTGAAGAGAAGATCAAGCAGCTGGAGATGAAGGGAGTTATTGAAGAAGCGCGATCTGCTCCTAAGATAATTCAATCGGCTGAAGACGATGAGTGATATTGAAGTTATTCCAGAAGATCTAGTTAGTTTAAAGTTAAGAAAACTAGAACTATTAGAACAAACGATTGCTGAGCGTGAGGCATTGCCTCATCGATATTTATATAAGTTCTATCCATGGGCGAGAAAGTACTTTGATAACTTCACTGATAAGATTCAGATTATTTGCTCTGGCAACCAAGCTGGTAAATCATCATTTCAGATTCGTAAGACAATTGAATTAGCTATTAATAAGGATCTTTGGAAAGTGGCATGGCCTAATATGCTGCCGAATCAAATTCCTAATCTATTTTGGTATCTTTATCCTGACAAGAATATAGCTTCCACGGAGTGGCAATTCAAGTGGAAGCAATTTATGCCTAAAGATCAGAACCACCCAGAATACGGTTGGTCAGAGCATTGGTTCAATAAACAAATCAGTCATATTGTATTTAAAAGCGGTGTTACTATTTCATTTAAAACATACGCGCAGGACGTATCTTCATTACAAGGTAACTCAGTTTATTTTATCGGAATCGATGAAGAACCAGAGTTTGATATCGTACCTGAAATTATGGTTAGACAAAGTGCAACCGATGGATTGCTTTCTGTGGCCTTTACCGCAACGAAGGGACAAGAAGAATGGAGACAGATCGTAGAAGATAAAACGATGTGGACAGAAGCCGTGGTCATGCAGATTAGTTTATATGATTGTCAATATTATGAAGACGGTACTCCAAGCCATTGGACAAATGATTCTATTGAACGAGTAAAAAGACGATGCGGAACCGAGAATGAAATATTAAAACGAGTATGGGGTAAGTTCATCGTAGATAGTGGTCGTAAATACTCTACTTATTCCACAGATAACCGATGCAAGTTTGAAGATATGAAGATCGGTAAGAATTGGAGTAAGTTTGTTGGAGTTGATATCGGATCTGGTGGTAAAAAGGGACATCCATCAGCAATTTGCTTTGTAGCTGTAAACCCCGAGTACACACTGGGTTATGTATATAAGTTTTGGCGCGGTGATGGCGTAGACACAACAGCACAAGACGTGTTGATTAAATATCTCGAGATGAAGGGTGAAGATCAGGTAAATCTACTGTCATACGATTGGGCCTCTAAGGATTTCTTTAATATCGCAGAAAGAACAGGCGGTATTCCTATTGTTAAAGCAGATAAGGGACATGCAACCGGAGAGAACCTATTAAACAGCTTATTTAGAAATAGAATGCTTTTCATCCCCTATGGAGCAGAGTTCGACAAGCTAAGTAATGAATTTACATCACTATTAACTTCAACAGATAAGAAAAAGGCTAGAGATGATGGAGTTGATTCCACTCGTTATTGTGTGTGTTCCATTCCATGGAACTGGGAGACGATAAATATACCGAAGATGCTTGCTAAAGTTATTAAACTCAGTCCAGGTGAACAAAGACGTAAGTTTTGGGACGAAGGGGATGCGGAAACAGAAAAAGCGTGGGATACTGAAGGGGAACTTGACTTTTGGCAAGATCAATTAGATAACTAGTTTAATTCTGGGTACCCTGGGGAGGGATTTTTCTTGGATCATAAATCAATATTGAAGATTATGGCTGCTTGCAAAAAGGCCGGCATAAAAGAGTTTAAACAAGGTGATTTATCGTTTTCTTTTCATGAAAATTCATTTGCATGGCCTGAAACCAACCCAAATCAAGAACTAAAAGAAGTGGATGAGCAGGACTTAGAAATGCTCGAGGAAGCAAAGATGTCACAGCTATTACTTGAAGATCCAGCTAGATATGAAGCCTTAATGGCCGAGAAGATATTAAGTTAATATGGCTAAGAAAAAAACATTAGAAGAACTAAATCGTCTTTATACACAAGCTGAAGAAGTAGACAAAGAAGTGTTTGCTGAGATGAAATCCAATGCATTATTGGTTGCCGGTGAGCATTTCACCCGAGCTGGTCAGAAGTTCTTCGATAGAGTGCGCACATCGCGTGAATTATCGGGGGAAATGAAGGTTCGTTTAACAAAGAACCACATTCAGAAAATTCACAAGGTATATACTAACAATTTGATAGCTTGCGCCCCTGGTGTTGCTATTGAACCACAGCTTTCTACCGAGATTCAGGACGTAAAAGCAGCCGATTTGAACAAATCTGTTTGGAAAGATGCCAAACATAAGCATAAAATGGACGAAAGAGTCAGAAACTGGGCAGAAGACTACTTCACATCCGGTGAAATCGCCGCGAAGATCTTTGTAAACACAACTGGTGGTAAGTTTAAGGGCTATGCACAGGCTTCCGACGAACAAGGTGCTCCAAAGGTTGATGAAAACGGTGAGATGATGCCCGATATGGAAGCACCTGAGTACCTTCCTGCTGTTGGAGTAGAAGATATTCCAGCATTTAACCTACTTAGAGAGCCAGAATCTAAGACAATGTCTGACTCTTGCTACTTAATTATAAGAAAAATGTCTAAAGTAAACACCCTTAAGAAGATGTTTCCTGATAGCAAGGATAAAATTAAATCAAGTGAAGATAAAACTTTCCTTATTTTTGACAATAGTGGAGAGGGATTCCGTAAATCTGATAAGGATGAGGTTCTTTTAAAGGAATGCTTCTATCGTCCAGGTCCAGAATATCCACAAGGATACTATTATATCTACACTGACGAGGTAATTCTCGATGAGGGAGAGCTACCAAATGGTATTTTCCCTATCGTTACGGCATATTGTGACCGTATTCAGACCACACCGCGTGGCAGAAGCCCTTTAAAGCAGCTTAGACCTTACCAAATTGAGATAAATCGCTGCGCATCAAAGATCGCCGAGCACCAAATGACCCTTGGTGATGACAAATTGATACTCCCCAACGGTTCAAAGTTGTCTGCCGGGGGTCAGGTGCCTGGCGTTCGTGGCATTTCAGTCACAGGACAGGCTCCTATCATTATGGAAGGTCGTTCTGGAGCACAATATCTCGAGTATATGAACTCTCAGATAGCGGAAATGTATCAAGTTGGTATGGTTCAAGAGACAACCATGCCAAGTGAAGGTCAATACGACCCGTATTCGATGCTTTTCCGTGCTGCAGCCAAGAAAAGAGCCTACCAGATGTGGATTGCTCGATTTGGCGACTTTTTAGTTGAATTTGTCGAGGTTTACCTTGATATGTGCCGATATAACCTTGGTGATGAAGAGGTTATAATGATGGTAGGCAAGAAAGAGCAAGTTAACCTAGCAGAATTCAGATCTCAGGGCAAATTGGGCTATAAACTCAAGGTAGAGCCTTCAAATGACGATATAGAGTCAGTTATGGGCCAACAACTCATCATGAATCACATATTACAGTATGTTGGGCCTCAAATGGACAAGTCTGACATCGGAAAGATCATTAAAAACATGCCTTATGCTAAATTAGATAAGAGTTTTGATGATTTAACGGCTGATTATGAGGCTGCAAACAACGAAATATTGGCTTTAGATAGGGGTGAAATGCCTAAATCTTACCCCTCTGAAAATCACCAATATTTGGTAGGAAAGCTCATAAATCGTCAAAAACAGGCCGATTTCCGCTTTTTGCATCCTTTCATACAAGGGAACTACGATGCTAAAATTGCAGAGCATAATCAGGTGATTGCAGCCAACGCAGCAGCTATTCAAAGGTCACAAGCTGGGTTTATCCCAGATAGTGGATCATTAGTTAGAGCCGATTATTATGTAAACTACGATGCAGCGGATCCATCCAAGGTGCGCCGAGCTGAGTTTCCAGCCTCCGCATTGGAATGGTTGTATACGAAACTACAAGAACAAGGTGCATACAAGACTCAAATAAGCCAATTGGGTCAGGAAGAACAAGCTAATCTGGCAAATGCCGGTCAAGCTCAACCACAACAGGTTCCTCCAGATCAAGGGCAGCAATAGGATTTACGTTTTTTGGCAAGCAAGCTGAATAACTAGAAAGGAAATCAATATGGACGAACAAACACAAGAACCCTTAGAAGAAATACAAGAAGATATAATGGATTCTCAGGAAACTGAGGAAACTACCAATGAATCGGAGGAAACAGCCGATTCACCTGAACAAAATGTTTCACATGAAACAAATGAAGATGGGCAGGAAGTAGAGAAGCAATACGCGGAAGATGGATCAGAAATTGTTCCATATTCTCCTAATCTTACCTATAAATTTATGGGAGAAGAAAAACAGATCCCTGAGATGTTTAAATCACTTATTACATCTGAAGAATCAGAAAGGGCAGTTAGAGACTACGTGGAAAGAGCAGAGGCTCTACCCTTGTATAAAGAGCGATATTCTGAGCTACAAAAGAGCTATGAACAGGTCGCACCTGCTTATGAAACACTAAATCAACAGGTCGGAAACCTAGCCCAACAGAAAGAAAATGACTTAGAGGGCTTTCTAAAGACCGTTAATATATCCGATGAGCAGCTTTTTAAGGTCGTTGAGCAAAAATTAAAATTTATGGATCTTCCAAAAGAGCAACAAGACCTTTACAATAGAGATAGGGACAACCGTGCTCGCATAAGCCAGATGGAGCAACAGAACCGGCAGTTTCAGGAGAGAGAGTTTAAAGGTGAGGTTCAAGCAAGATCCTTCCAACTCGAACAGCAGCTTGGGAAAGATGATGTTAAAAAAATCTCCGAAAGGTATGATTCCTTGTATGGCACTGGTGCATTCAGGGATGAAATAGTGAAACTGGGGAAATATGAATGGGCCGTAAATAAACGCGATATATCGGCTGCGGAAGCAGTACAACAGATAGTTAATCGCGCAAAACCTATTTACGAAAAAGGAATGAGTTCGGGAACGAGCCAACCTAAGCCTAAAGTAATTCCTAATGTCAGGGCAGGAGCAGCAGCACCAGGTAAACAACAAATTAACTCTATCTCGGACTTGAAGAAATTAGCTCAGTCGAGAAGATAAAAGGGGACAACTAAATGGCAACGAATCGCAACTTTAGTAACATGCTAAACGAGTATGTAACTAATAAAATGCTAAAAACAGAACTTTTGAAACGAGATTATATTCTCATGAACGTAGAAAAAGATGACAGCTGGAAAGGCGGAACTATTCCTGTTCCTTTCCGTGGTAACCAAGCTACACAAATCAGCTTTGGTTCACTTCCTGATCACACTGCTTCTCAAGGTATCCACAAGAACAAATACGTTCGTGGTCAAATCACGGACTATGTTGAACTGTGGGGAACTATGGCGTTCGACCAACGCGATCTTTATGATCACTCTGGCCGTATCACCGAAGATTCCTTTTTGAAGGTTCTTCCTGATCAATTGGAAGATTTCATGGATTACATGAAGTGCGCAACTTCTGTTAACCTTGGATCTGGCCCTCATTTCGCTACAGTAACCGCTGAAGCCTCTGCTGCTTCCGGTATCTTCACTGTAGACAAAATCGACCGTTTTGAACTCGGTATGGAAGTAGTTTTGGATGACGATAACTCTGTTCCACAAACTTGCTTCGTAACTGCTATCGACGTTAGTAACGATTTGGTAACTCTTACCATTGATGCTACTGACCGATTCGGCGGAGCTGCTGCCAACTTGTCTGCATATGCAATTGCAAACGCGGCTAAGTTCTTCCACCCTGGTTCACAATCCACTTCCTTTACCTCCATTCGCTCTGCTCTCTTGAGTTCAGCAAACGGTGGTTCAGCTACCCTACACGGCCAAACCAAGTTGGCTTACCCCCACTTGCAAGCAGTTAACATTGACGGAAGTTCAATCACACCTGCCAATATTCTCGATAAACTGTTCGATGGTTATGTCAACGTACGAAAACGAGCACGCGGTAATGCTAAAACCATTATGTGTTCCTTTGGTCACCTTGGCGCGATCATGAAACTGATCGAAACACAAAAGGGTGGTTTTAAAGTAACTGCTGGTCAACGTAACGCTTCTGAGTACGGCTGGGATGAGATCGAAATCGGTTCCATCAAGGGTTCACTCAAAGTTGTAGCTATCCAAGAATGGGACAATGATATCATTGCCTACATCGATTGGTCTGCAATGAAGTTTATGTCGAACGGTATGTTCCGTAAACGAGTAGCACCAGATGGAAAATCTTTCTACGAAATCAGAGCGACAACCGGATACCAATATTTGGTAGACTTCTCTCTCTTCGGGGAAATGATGTACACCAAACCAGCCAACTGCGGAATTCTTCACAGCATTCCTAGCACTGGATTCTAATTAACAGGGGGGCTGCCTTCGGGTAGCCTCCCACTTTTAAGGAGTAAATATGGCAATTTCAGTAGATGAAGTTTACAAGCTAAACCACTTAGATGGTAAACTGCACGCTGATGTTAAACTCGGAGATAAGTTAAATCTTCAAGTTTATACATCTTCTGCAGGAGCTGGTGGAGCTGCAACAGAAGCTATGGTTCTTACAGGACTAGCGGCTGCAGATACCATTCTTTCTGTTACACAAAAAACACAAGGTGCAAACAGCTTGCCCCTTCTTGGATATACAACTTTGGCCGCAAATGCATTGACATGTGTTTGGTCAGCTGACCCAGGCGCTGGTGCAGTTGTTGTTGTTCAAGTTTTAAAAGCGGCTACTTAGTTTAGTGGTGGGGGATAAAACCCCCACTATTTTTTAGGAGGAATTATGGCAGCGTTTCACACATTAAACGTAACGGTAACGACAGCAGGAACGCGTGTACAGGTTTCTACAACTGATTTATTAGTTAAAAAAGTTATTATAGCAGGTCACGCTGCAAACACAGGACATATATTCTTGGGAACATCCAATGTTTCGTCCACAGTTGGTTTACAATTAAAAGTAGGCGCACCACCTCTCGTTTTAGGAGACATTGAAATCGGTGGCCGAGATGATTTCTTCAATTTAAAAGATATGTGGATTGATTCTTCAGTAAACGGAGAGAAACTATCAATCCTTTACTTTTCGGAGGCATAAATGTTAGCAAGAACCCTTAGTGGTACATTCACAGTCACACCAATAATTGATACAAATATATATGCATCAGGCGATCAAGTTGGATCATTGAATACAATAGCAAACGCTGTATGTGATAACGGAGGAACAGGAGTTCTTTCTCATGTTACTATTGTTGATAAAGCAAAACAGAATTCTATCTTAACTTTATTGTTCTTCTCCGCTCTTCCTACACTAGTAAGTTCAGACAATGCTCCATTAGATATTTCAGATGTTGAAATGGATAAGTGCTTAGGCAAAGTCGCAGTTGATACAACTGATTATGTAGACCTAGCAAATAATTCAGTGGCTACAATTAATGGAAACGGATTGGTATTGGATAATAAAGAACCAAATAAAGATATTTCATTAAAGAGAAATATTTATATGGTTGTGTTGGCTGGTGGATCACCAACATATGGAACAACTTCAGATTTAGTTATTCAATTAGGGATAATGCAGGATTAATATATGAGATTTTTTGGAACTAGAAGAGCAATTTTTCAAACAATATTTGGAGTTGTTTCAACTGTTGTTCCATTAATCAATGATTTGTTATTCCAAGATGGAGCTGTTTTTACACAACTAACCGATGATCTCGGTGACGTTCTTACAGAGGTTACAGTATGAGTACAATTCACGTTATAAAAGCGATAGTAGATCCATCAGCGGCACCATTAGTTGTAGGACAACACTGGATTAATACTGCGACAAACAAGCAATGGTTTTCTAAAGGAACCGCTACTGTAGCCGACTGGGTTGAATTCACCGGAGTTTCAGACGCGGTTTACGGAGCAGGTTGGAGCGGATCTTTGTTGGCTCCATCACAGAATGCTTTGTACAATAAGATTGAAACAATCAAAGGATTAACCATTCTACCAGATGCCACTGCACTCTCTGGAACATATGATGGAGACGTTTTAGTTCAAGGTGATGCTTCCTTAGGGGCTAACGTAACGGTTCATGGATATTTGAAGGTTGATGGTATTTTAACAAATACAGCAGGACATGATTTAACTGTTAATGGGGACTGCTGGGTTCAGAAAAATATGAACTTCAAGTCGGCTCCCGCTACAGCAGCTGGCTTAACAAATATTAAAGGTGATTTATTTGTAGGATATGGTGAAGACGCTGATTCTACTATTGTAGCTAGCGATACTATTTTAACTAAAACAAGCACCACTGAATTTATTGCAACAACTGATTTGACTGCTGCAGGTTGTGTGGTCGGTGATACAATCACATTCACATCTGGTGGTTGTAGCGGAAGAAAAACATTAATAGAAACTATTAGCGCAGGGACTGTTACATTTTTAAATAGTTTCTCTATTCCAACATTTAGTGTTGGAAATACTTTCTCAGTAACAAGAGTTCATATTTATAACATTAAAGCTAATCCTAACGACACAGGCGGGTCTACGTTTACAGTTGGTGGGGACGTTTATGGATTATTTGATGGTTCTCCACAAACTGGAAATACAGCTACTACTACTCTAGCTAGAGGAGCTTTAAATATTACTCCACTAGGTATAACCGGATTAACCGGAGGTGGAGGTTATCTACTAACGGATGGAAAGACATTCTTATCGAGTTATGATAACGGTTTAGAGTTAGAATCAAGTGGAATAACAACTATTAAAACAAGTGATTCAACATCTACCTCTAGTGAAGTATCAATAAAGAGTGGAAATAGTACGGTAGCTGGAGACACTGGCGTAGTAAGTTTAGCTTCAGGTGAAGCAACATCTGGATCTTCCGGTAATACTGAAGTGGGAACTGGAGTCGGATCTACCGGAAGCGGGGAACTAGATTTATTCACAGGAGCGGCTAATAGTGGATCAGGGTTAGCTCAACTAAGAACTGGAGCTTCGTCGTCAGGAGCTTCTGGTCGTATAGATATTATTACAGGAAACGCATTAGGTGATTCAGGTCACATTATATTAAATACAGGAACAAGTAGCGGTACTAGAGGATCAATAACTTTAGATGCACACAGCATATCTTCTACCTCAACAGTTGGTTCTATAATCTCTACCTCTAAAACAACCAACACCGTTACAACGGCTTCAGAAACATCAGGAACAAGTGCTAATTCATTCCTCCAAACAGGAGCAGTATCAACAGGACAATCTGGGGTTGTAACCGTAGGCTCAGGAGATGCTTCTGGCGCTGCCGGTGTATCAGGTGCAGTAAACGTAAAATCAGGAACATCTACCACAGGAGCCACAGGACTTGTAACAATTTTGTCGGGAGCTTCCTCCTCAGGAGGTGGAACAGGTAACGTTGTTTTGGGTTCTGGAAATACCACAGACACTTTTACAGGTAGGGTTACTATATCTACAGGCTCCGCATCTGCAACTGGTGGTAATTCAGGATTAATAAGATTAATAACCGGATCAACTCAGAATATTACATCTGGGCCTATAGAATTAACCACTGGAGACTCAGTATCTGGGACTTCTGGTAATATTGTTTTAAATACAGGCACAGGTGTATCTAGAGGTAAAATAAAATTACAAGATGCATCTACAGCAACACCTGGTTACGTATGGACATCAACTAACGTAGATGGATCAGGAGCTTGGGCTGCTATTCCCACTCTAAATCAGAACACTACAGGCACATCTGCTAACGTAACAGGAATAGTTGCATTAGCTAACGGTGGAACAGCGAAGGCTCTTACCGCTGTGGCTGGTGGCGTTGTTTATACTGATGCTGATTCAATGGAAGTGTCGGCAGCAGGAACAAGTGGTCAGTATTTGACTAGTGGAGGTGCAGGTGCGCCTACATGGTCTACACCAGCAGCTCCAACATTAAATTATCAAATAAGTTCTAGTTCTGGTAGCTATACAACAACAGTAACAGCATCAGGAACACAGGTAACAAATCTAAGTGTTACAATTACAACAACGGGAAGACCTGTAGTTGTTAAATGTATTCATGATGGAACAACATCATTTAATGATTACTCTAGTACCCAAACATCAGCATCAGCATTAGTCCAGTTTTGGTCAAGAATATTAAGAGATGCTACGGTAGTCTTTTATGCTAGAGAAAATTCAAATGATAGTACATCGACACTAAAAATACTAACTACCACAACATCCGTAGTTAATACTATGGATATACCTACAGCTGGTACATATACATATAAGGTAGAGGTTTGGGCACAGGGTGGTTTAGGTGGAACTGTGGCTTTTAAAAATACCAAATTAATAGCTTACGAATTATAAAGGAATAAACAATGCCAGTAAAATCAAAGGCCGCTTTCAGATTCATGAAGATGATGGAACATAATCCAGAAATAGCTAAAGTAAAAACGGCTGTTATGGCTATCTTAGAAGTACTGGGGTTATAATATGGCAACATTGCTGAAAACATTTAGATTAACTCTAACTGGTTCAGCTCAGCCATTGTCTACTTCTAAAATTTATACACAGGCATTTGCCGTTAGAAACGAAATAGGAAATGACGATATTTATACAGGAGATTCTACTGTAAGTGCAACTACCGGTATGTTTATACAGGCAGGAGAAAGTAATGAAAAAGAATCAAGGCCAATGGCTAGAGGAACACTTACATTATTTGATTTATCTAAAATTTATGTGATAGGTACTGCTACTCAAAATGTGAGGGTAGAGTATCTAATGGATGAGTAATGGCCAAAATTGGTATAAAATTTGGTATAGCCGAAACAGTATTATCTGTACCAAAACTTATCCAGTTAATGGATACTGTTTCTGGTACAGCGGTTGGTGATTTACTTAAACTAACTGGAGTCAACTTTGTTGAGGAGATAACAAGTAATGCGGCGAGTGAAATCCCTAATGGGATATTCGGCGTAGCTTATTCAAAACCCACTACTATTACAGTAGAGGTGATCTTCGTCGGCATCGTTGGAAGTTATTCAGGGTTAGCAGTTGGTGATCCTGTGTTTGTAAAAGCAGACGGCACAACGACTCAGACAGTACCTACAGGTGCAGGGATAGTGCAGCAAATAGGATTTGCAGTTAGCACCACAGAAATATTTGTTAGTCTCAAACAAGCTATGGAGTTGATATAATGGCTAAAGTTTTACAGGCAGGGCCAAATGGTGTTCCGAAAGAAATAAATTTAGGGACTATTATTGATGCTGATTTAACATATACAAAAAATGATATCGAATTTAACAAAACCGTTGCTTCAGGATATACTTATTCAAGATTCAACCCATCTATAACGGATGGCTATGAAATAAGCGTCGAAGACGGTGGGGAGTTTGTAATATTATGAGCACAATTAAACTAAAAGAACAGGCAGCACAGCCATCAACACCCTCTACCGATGAAAAAAGAGTCTATGTAAAATCAGATGGGTTATATACCGTTGACGACGCTGGCACAGAAGAGAAGATAGGACCAAGCACAGGTATGTCAAACCCTATGACAACTCTTTCCGATTTGATTATTGCTGACACTGGCGGTTCTCCGATTAGATTAGCAGCTAATCCATTATCATCGCAGTTATTTTTATCAAGCGTTAGTGGTGTTACGAGTTTTCAGCCAATCCCTGCGCAGGGTGTTTTGGTTTATTATTCTACGCCTACTGCTTCCGATGTTGGCAGTGCTTTAAAACAATTAGTTGATCCATATGTAACGCCCACTACTTTATCAACTCCAACAGTTGCGAGTGGAACTGTATTGCTTCAAACATTTGTGACTGAACCAAGTAATCCAAATAGAGCTTTTATTCCTGCAGGTGAATACGCTGTTCATATTCATGCATCAACTACAGGTGGTTCAAGAACATATCAAATATTAGTTGAGATATGGGAATGTAATGCATCAGGGGCAGATATTCAAATGCTTGCATCATGTGGCCCAAGTATAGATTTAACTGGTTCAAATTCTGAATATATAGTGGCACAATCAACTACATTAAAAAATCTTGCGGGAACTTCATCAAGAATAAAAACAAAAATTTATTCAGTTGGGTCTGTCGGTGGTTCCTCAGGGACAGTTTCTATTTATGTTGGTGGAACGGACGATACTAGAATTAATCTTCCTGCTCCTGTGGTTGATGCCACTAACTTCGTACCATATACAGGCGCGACAGCCAATGTCGATCTAGGGACATTCAATCTATCTGTGGTTGATGAAGTCTATGGGGCAGGGTGGAATGGGTCTCTTCAGGTCCCCACTAAAAATGCTGTATATGATAAGATTGAGGGATTAGTAGCAACAAGTTTTGGAACGGTCGGGCAGATACCATATACTAATGCAGGTGGAAATGATTTTGATTACTCTTCGCTTCTTACTTTTGATGGTACTGATTTAAGAATTTTAGCAGACAGCTCTAAACTCTACTTCGGTGCAGCAGATGATGCTTCAATAACTTACGATGGAACAGACTTAATTATAAACCCAACCGAAGTTGGTAGTGGTAATCTTAATATTTTTAGTACAGGTTCAAATAATCTTTCTGGATTAAATATTACACGTGACCAAGATGCTGGAACATATCTGGAAGTTGAAAACGAGAATACGGGAACTGGTGCTTTTGCTTCTACTAGGGTTGATAGTGACGCTTCAAGAGCTAGTTTAATCGCTCATGGTTCGGGGAGGGTATCAACTCATTATGGAACCGCATTAGGTGGATTTTCTGAAGTTTTGGCGAATGTCGGTAATGGTTTAATGATTGGAACATTAGCGTTAAATAAACCAATTATATTCGGAACTAATAATATCGAGGTTATGCGTTTAACAGGAACCTCAATGAAATTGCCAAACGATAATGCAAAACTCTACTTCGGTGCAGCAGATGATGCTTCTATAACTTACAATGGAACAGATATGGTTATTAATCCTAGAGAAGTTGGTTCTGGTAAAGTTAATATAACAGGTCAAACCCACATAAAACAATTAAGTACAAGTGATGTTTTAAGATTATCTAGTTCTGCTGGTGGTTATAGAGTTTTAGGAATTTTTTATAATGTGGATACACAACCTAAATGGTCTGTGGGGGATTCAGGAGTTATATACTGGGGGGTTGGGGGGGGTACTGGTCCCGATAGTTATCTTCATAGAGCAGGTGTTGCTTCTCTGTATACAAACTCTAACTTGATTATTAGAGCAGACAATAAAGCATTAATATTAGGGGCAGGGGATGATGCTTCAATTTATTATGATGGCACCGATTTAAAAATAAGTAGCGCATTGGTTGGAAGTGGAACAATAGATTTAGTTAATCAAAGTGCTAGTGCTGTTACAGCGGAAACATTAAGTGAATACGTAATAATAAAAATAGGTGGCGTGTCTAAAAAGATCGCCATTATAGCATAAGGAGAATAAGATGCCTAATGAAGACGGAACATTAACACCCGAAGAACTTGATACTTATATAGAGAATGCTGTAGCGTCCGTGGTTTTTGAACCTGCTAAGGTTACGGAGTCAGTAATAAATGTTCCTTTATACGTGCCAAAGATTTTATTCGATTCAGACATGATTAAAATAAAAGGCTATGCAATGAGTATGGGCTGGGACCCTGAACAAGTAGAAGACGCAGTAGGTCCTTTGCAATTCATTATGCAGAAAGTTAGACTTGATGTTAAACAAAAATTCAATAGGTTTGTCCAACTATCTGCTATTGCTCAAGCTAAAACACAGGCACAACAACAAATAGATGATCTTGGGCTAGGTGAATAAATGAAACCATCGGAATTAACTGATTTAGAATTAGCTGAATTTTTATCTCAAGAATTAGAGAGATTACAACAAAGCGCACTTAATGTGAAAATCTTAAAAGAAGAATTATCGCTGAGAAAAGAAAAACTTCTTAAGGAAAAAGAGATTAAGTAATCGTAGGATAAGGGGAATTTATGCCTTTTAAGTCTAAAAAGCAATCCGAGTGGATGTTCCAAAATAAGCCAGAAATGGCTAAAGAATGGGCATCTAAGACAGATTATAGTAAGCTACCAGAAAAGGCTCCAAAACAGCCTAAACAGAGCACCACGGTGCGGAAAGTGAAGAAAATATGAGCGAAATTAACGTAGAAACACAAGTAGAAGAAGCAATTCCTCAAGTTGAAGAAGCAATGCCTATCGCAGATGTAATGTCTGAGAACGATAGAACGAGAGAATGCGCAAATATTATTATAGCGGCACTAGAAAGTCACAAGTGTGAATTAAAATGTTCTGCTATAATTAATGATGACGGCAAGATTAATTTCGATATTAAAGTCTTGGCTAAAAAGGAGTAAACATGAATGTTTTTGGCGAGCTTGAGAGAGCACAACTAGAGCAGGTTGCCACTTTACCCACTGGGGCAGGGCTTGTCAAAGCTCGTATTGTTTACCTAACAACACTCGATGGTGGAAACCCCCCAGGTGTTTACTATTATAGCGGATCAGCATGGGTAGAGATCGGTGAGATATCAGCCATCACGATTGCTGATAATGCGGTAACTGATGCTAAAATTAGAGATAGCGCAGCATTAACTGTTATTGGTAGATCAGCAAACTCTAGCGGAGATCCTGCTGATATAGCTGCAGGGACAGATGGCCATGTTCTACGAAGATCTGGAACTACTTTAGGTTTTGGAACTATTGCTAGAACCGCATTACCATCTGTTGGGCAACAAGTTAGCTCCTCTGTTGGAGATGTTAATACTACTTCCGCAACATTTGTCAGCACTGGAATAACAAACCTAACCGCAACAATTACAACAACTGGTAGACCTATCTGGGTTGGATTAATAGGTGATGGATCAACTACTACACCATGTTTTTTAAAGTCAGATTGTACTTCAGCTTCAGCGGCATCTGCTGAATTTAGAATATTAAGAGATGGGGTAGAAAAATATTTAACTGGATTGAATGCACCTTATACAGACCCAGTTGGTGTTGGTAGAGTGTGGGTGCCTGGCTCTTCACTTCATACTTTAGATGTGGTGGGAGCAGGGACATATGTATACACTGTTGAATTTAGAGTAACTTCCGCAAGAGCTGGCCACACTGCAGGTATAGCTAATGCTAGATTGGTAGCCTACGAGCTATAAGGAGATATTATGGCAACTACACTTTCTTACGGCTACAAACTTCCAGTAACAGGTGAAAAGGGAGCTACTTTCTTTCCTGCCCTAGAAGACAATATTACAAGAGTAAATTCTCATACCCACGATGGAGCTAATTCTCCATTAATCTCTCCATCGGCTTTTAGTACAACGGCTGTATTGGCTAACTTCAAATCTACTATAGCGGCAGGGTCATGGGCAGCCGTTTCTGGACACACAGGATTGTATAAACAAACAGTCAATGTCCCTGCTGCGGTTACAGAAGTGAATAATTATACAGTTTATGTATATACATCCACTGGCGCTCGTTTGAACCTAACAATCGAGAGAGTTTCTGCTACTTCTTATGATATTTATATCAATGACAATACTCTAACTTTAACGGCGGTTTATAAATAATGGCTGAACTTACCGTAGATGATTTCTCTGGAGGAATAACCGATAATTATGTCGGCGCTCCAGTTAGAAAGGCTGAAGTTTTAGATAACTTTAATCTAGAATATCACTCTGGTAAGGTTAAGCTATTAACTCGATCAGGAAGTGAAGTTTACGACACTTCTGTAACGGGCGAGAGGGCAATTGCCGATAGAGTCGGTGCTATTAAAGTATTTGATGGAAAGATTTTAAATTTTATAAATCGTTCTGTTTACCAATATGTAGCTACAGTGGGTTGGGTAAAACTAATAGGCCCAACTAGTAATCAATTGTACCCATCTACGACTACCACTTCTAATGTATGTTCTATGTCAGAGTGGAATAGGCACTTGCTTATTACCAATGATGATTTGAGCAGTGTTCCCTCTAAACTATATAATGGTAAAATCGTATCTGGAGCTGCTACAGCTGCAGGTACTACAGTTACTTTAGCGGATCACAGTTTGGTTAATGGGCAACTTGTCACCTATACATCGTCCACTCCATTTACAGGTTTAACAAGTGGTAACAATTACTATGTGTTAAATGCTTCATCTACTGAATTTAAATTATCACTCACACAGGGTGGTCTAACTATTGGATTAACAAACAATCCAGGTACGCATACATTCACACCAGTTACATTAATGATAAGAACAGCAGGTTTACCTCAACTAGCAAGTGATCCAACTTGTGTGTTAGTGGCAGGAGGTACAGCTGTTTCTTATTTATATAGATTCATATACGAATATACTTATACTAACGACACAGTTACATTCGTAGATTTAGGGCCAACAAGACAATTGACCCTAGCAGGAAATGGTGTGGCACCTGCCGCAGCTGGAAATAGAATGACCATAGCTGCTGGAGCAACCCCAGTTCTATCTAACGGTTCAAATTTAAATTACGACATTCAAAATATAAAAGTAAGTGTATATAGAACCACTAGTAATGGAACGGTTTTCTATTTGGTAGGTACAATCGCTATCGATCCTGCTCTCGGTACATTCTTAGCGTTTAATGATGCCGTAACTGATACAACACTTGTTGGTAATTCTCTTTTATATACCGAAGGAGGGGTTCTTGATAACGATGCTCCGCTACCTGCTAAAATTGTCCATGTTACTAACACTGACGTTGCTTACTATGTTCATGTTAAGGATGGCACAGAGGTATTAAAAAGTACTATTCTTCAGGCGAAGGCAGCGGATATTGATTCACTCCCTGCTGACAATGCTATTGAGATCGATGAAGAAATAGTTGGGTTCTCTTCTAAAAACGCTCTTGGAATAGCACTTTGCTTAAACAGTGCCTATCGTATCGAAGGGACATATGACGAGCTTGGAAGAGGCGCTCCTCAGAGATTTAAGATCTCTGACACTTGTTCTTGTGTATCTTCTCAGAGTGTCGTTCAAACTTTGGATGGTGTTTTCTGGGCTGGTAAAGATGCGTTCTATTACACCAACGGATATCAGGTAATAAAGATCAACGAAGAGTGGGCAACTACTTATTCCACATTGGTTGATACAGATGCTAAGAAATTAAAAATCCAAGGGAAGTACGATTCGTTTAATCGTAGAATCGTTTGGACTGTTCAAAAAGAAGACACTGAAAATGACACTTGCTATGTTTTGCATTTAAGAAGTGGAATTAACGAAAATTCTTCTTTTACAACGTGGTCAAGTGAGGGTAATTTTTATCCAACAGCTATAGAGTTTTCTGGAAACAATATGTATCACGGCGACAAGCGTGGATATTTTCTAATCCATAGCCCAGATCATGCCACAGACGCTAAGATTGATACGTTGGTGTATTCGACATCTTGGAACACTAAATACATACCATACCAATACAAGGGATCCGCTATGGACTTCGGAGTATTGCTGCAGAGAAAATATGCCACTAGTTTTATTCTAACCTGTAAGAACAAATCAAATATTTCTGTTCAGGTTAAATCTAACAATGATGATAACAAGCAGATTAGGGATTTAAAACCTATTAGGTTCAGAGGCAATGTAAGCTGGGGAGATCCTGATATTGAATGGGGAGATCCAGATATAGTTTGGGCATTCGATGGTATTATCGAGAACGTAAGAGCGTTTCCTCAGACTTCGTTGAGATTCTCCTATAAGCAAATTGAGATAACAAACGCATACGTGGCTATTTATAACTCAGATTCATTGGGGTTAGGCAACGTAGATTCTTCCGCTAAAACAGTTGATTTAGTGGATGCTGCTACTCTTGATTGGCCTACAGATCTGGTTGATTATTATATTTCGTTTGAGTCCGATGGATATGTTGTGGATTACTTGATTACTTCGAGAGCTTCTGCTGATCAGATTGTTTATGAAGATCTTCTCAATAGCAGCGCCACAGCTGCTACAAGCAAGTGGGTAATTCGTGGATATCCTAAGGGTGAGATCGTCAATATTTTGGCATACACTATTGGGTATATTGTCTTCGGTAGTACTCAGGATAGTTTTGCTAAGAACACAACTGGAGAAGTAGGAGCATCAAGTGCAGACACTTGATGGACTTTACATTGTTGAGATTTCAGATCAGTTTGTGAGAGAAAACTTTCGGAAGCTGAAGAGCTATGCCGCAGAGCAGTATATATTCAGGAATCTCAAGCTATTTGAGATAAGAATCACTGGTAACGTAACAAATCAGAAATTTGCTCACAATTTGGGATTTATACCCAAGGATATTATTCAAACTGCCTATAAAAAGGCAAACCCCGATACTGGTGTATTGGGGACGCTAACTTGGAACCATAATTTATTCGATAAAACAACCGTAGACATTACAACTGCCGGTGTTACTGGTACAATTATAGTAAGAGCACTCATTGGCAATTTAGACGAGGGATTATAATGGATTATCCTACATATGCGAGTATCAAACAAAGAGCACAAGAGCGCATTGATATTCAAGAAGAAACCTTTATCTCACCCAATGAGCTTCTACGTTATTGTCAGGATGCAATTGATTTCTGCGAAAATAAGATACATACATTCCAAGTTGCAGACAGGTACTTCGAGACAGTCGCCCCGTTGGCATTAGTATCAGGAGTAATGGATTATCAACTTCCTAGTAATATTTATGCAAATAAAATCACGAAAATCATGTATGAACGAGGAACCGACATTTATGAAATTCGTCGTCTTACTAACAAAGATAGATATGGCGATATGGCTCTTTACACTCAGTATTCTCATTCTGATCTTCTGAAATACATGATATTTAACAACTCTCATTCGGTAAAACCTGTAATGAGAGTTTTTCCTCGTCCTTCGATCACGGTAGCTACCTATACACCAACTTTGGATACAAACATCGGAAGCCCAACTGTTACTGTTTCTTCAGCCACTGGGTTAGTAAGAGGACAATTCGTGTCGTCAGCTAATATCCCATCTGGAACAAGAATTGAGGTTATAACTGGAACGTCTGTGCTTCTATCTGCTGCGGCAACAGCTACTAACACAGGAACGGCTTCTACTATCACTCAGCCAGATGTTATGCTTTACTACATCCGTAATGTTAACAAACCACTCTCAGATACAGACGTTATTGAAATACCTGAGTTTTCTAGTTATATTATACAGTATATGGTTGTTGAGTGTCTGAAAAAAGATGTTGGCAATCCTAGACTACAAACAGAACAGGCAAAACTAGCTGAACTACAACAAGACATGGAAGGCACGTTGGCTAACATGACACCTGATCAGCATGATGAAATAGAGATAGACAACACAATTTATACGGAGAGTACATAATATGGCCGAATCAGGACAAACTGTTACTAAAAAAAATACTACTAATGGACAAGTAGTAGATCAATTTTCAGCCAATAATCCATCTTTAACACCTAATTCTTATCAGCAAACTCAAGAGGCTAAAAATCGTCTTGTAGACGAAAGTAGAATCCCTGGATTTCAAGAAAATCCAAGTATGCAGAATGGATCACTAAGACCCGATCTTAAACTCGGATCTTATGATCCAAGAGGTTTACAACAATTACGATCAGACGCTCTTCGCGCTCCAGGCACCCAATCTGCATGGGGTGGAATGGCTCTTCAACAACAAAAATTGGGAGAACAGAACCAGTTGGGGCAATCTGCTCAGCAGAATGCTTCTGGTTTAGCAAGTGCTCGTTCTCAACTGGCAAGCACTGGTGGTCTCCGTGGTGGAGCTGCGACTCGTATGGCTATGCAAGGCGCTAATCAAGGGGCTTTGGGCACTCAGAACATCCGTGGACAAGGCGCTCAAGATCGTCTGTCTCTTAGTATGCAAGACGAGCAAAATCGTCGCCAAGACCTTTCTGGACTGGCAGGACAAGAAGCTGCTTATCAAGCTCCTGATAAGTTCAATATTGGGAATACTCTTCAGCAGAACGCAGCTGGACAGCAAAATAAAATGGGATACGAACTCGGTAAATACGGTCTTACCAATGAAGCCCTATCTAAACTAATATCTGGAAAGGCAGCAGAAGACGCTGCATCTCAAGGTAAATAATGGAATTAAGAATAATCAATCCTATAGATTGGAAGTTAATTTCAAGAGGGATCCACTCTCTTGTTTTTAATGAAAATCGTCTTTGTGAAGACAGGATTGATTATGCCATTTTAATGGTTAAAAACGGTGAAGCTGCAGGTTATGCTACGGTTATAGAAACCGACTCAGAAACTGCATATTTGCAATACGGTGGAGCACTTCCTGAATTCCGTGGATCCGCGTTGGCTTACCGTGGATTGGTTAAGATTATTGATTATTTGAAACAAAAGTACAAACACATATATACAAAAGTTCATAATGAAAATACTGTATTTTTGAAGATGTGTTTAAATATCGGATACAAGATTGTAGGAACCGTTATGTTAAGAAATCAAAATAATTTATTTGTTGAATTGTATTTAGCTGGAGGAATCTAATATGCCATTGCCATTAATACCACTTTTAGCAGGTGCTGGAGTTTTAAAAGGATTAACAGATGCTAGGGGAAAACAACAAGAAGCCAAGGTTGCCAATATTAAAGCTGTTGCAGACGCTTGGACAGGTAAAGATTGGAAAGCATCTAAAGCAAATCCTTGGGATTATTTAACTGGCCCTATTGCAGGTGGTGCTCAAGGTGCTCTTGTTGGTCATGAAGCATTGAAACCATCTATTTGGGATATCTTGGGTAGTGAAGAAACTCCTGCTGATTTAACTGGATCTTCTTCATTTGCTTCCCCACGACTTGGTGGATGGTTAGGTAAGTAATATGGCATTTAATTTAAGCCCTTGGATGGCAGAAGAAATGGCTAAGCTGGGTAGAAGTCCTTCCAATATGGATACTAATGAAGGTGATGTAGAGGCTGCACCACAATTTAAAGGAAGGAAAACAACTTTAGTTAAACCTCTTTATGATGAAGCAAACTTAAAGAAATCTAATGAAATAGTTACAGATATTTTGAGACAGGTAGCTAGAAGAGGGGAAGAACCCGATATTCAATCTATCCCAGAAGATGTATGGAATGCTGGACTAAAGAGAGTTGAAGAAAATCCTAATTTAAAAGCCCAATCCGAACTGATCGAAGGAATGCGTGGTAATTTAAAAAATCTAGAAAAAATGCCTGGCGGTCTTAATTTAAAACCAGTGGCGGGTTTCTTTGATCAATGGACAGGTGGTGATTTAGCTAAAAATATATCTGCTCCTATGACACCAGAAGATCGTCAAGAAATGCTTATTAAATTAAAAGGTGGAACAGCTAAAGCATATTCTGAACAGCAAGATGATAGGATGAAACTGCTTAAAGATACCTTCTTACAAAAAAAGGGCGGTGGAAGCGATCTCTCTACTCAAATGGGGTTGGCTAATCTTTTATCTAAACCAACTGGGGGGACTCTTACTCAACAAGATATTGTCCCTTCAGCTAGTTCATTAAAAGAACCTAACACTGAGAAATTAGAAAAATTACTAACTCCAGTGTTGGACGCACAATCTGCTGTTGTTGCACTTCAAAACTTAATGAATAAATACCCAACTGGTAAATTACCAGGGGTGGGCCCAGCAGAAGGAAAGACTCCTAAATTTTTAGTAGCTCCAGGTGAGTCATTAGGATTATTAGACGCTGGAGCCACAGAAATGCGAGATGCTTTAACCAATGTGGTTAATATAGCTAATAAAGAACTTAGTGGTATGAGAGCAACTGATAAAGATTTCGATAGAGCAAAATCTGGTATTCAATTAATTGAAAGCGGAATCGAAGAGAACATGAGAAAAGGTGCATCTATTCTCTTAAGTGTATTAAAGAATAGAGAAAGATCCAAGAGAGCAAGTGGGACAGATAAACAAATACAAGCATGGGATAAAAGACTCGAAAGAGAAGGATATGTAAAACCTGAGGTTACCCAATCTGCTCCAGTTAAAAAGGAATATAAAATAGGAGATAAACAAGTTCATCCTACAACCGGTAAAGTTAGAATAATGACAGAAAGGGGATGGGTTGTTCAATGAGCAATCATGATGAAGGTTGGATTGATGTTGATGAAGGTTGGGAAGATGTTCCTCAAGGTGCTCAATTCAATCCTATGGGTAAACTGTTCGGTTCTCTTAAGGGAGAAGGCTCTGGAAAGCCACTGACTGCTGAAGAACAGAAAGAAATTTCTGATTATTTAATGAGAGCAACGGCTGCTGGAGCAACTGGATTGATGGATCCATTAACACTTGGTTGGTCTGAAAAGTTAGACCCTGAGAATAAATTAGGTAAAGAATTTCCTAAAATTAAAGCGGCTGGCCAAGTTGGTGGAAATCTTCTTTCTATGTATGGAATTGGTGGCCCTATGTCTAAAGTCACTGAAAAATCTGGTCAGGCTTTATCTAAGTTATTTTCTAAATATCCACGCATAGCTGATATGATAGGATCTGGTACAGCAAACCTTGCTATGGGAACAGGTATTGTTGGAGCTTCTAACTTGCCAGAAGGTGTGGACAGAGTTGAAGCGATGAAACAGACAGCAACTGATCCTTTAACTATGGGACTGTCTTATGCTCCAGAAGCATTAAGACAATTCTTTGGTGGTAGAAAAGGAGCAGAAGTAGCTGCTAGAAAATTCACAAGACCTTCAGATGAACTTCTTTCTGAAGAAGCCAGAGTTGCTGGAAGAAGTGCTCCATATGATAAAAAAGTTGGTGACCCTGTCGGTAGAGAATTAATAGATCAGGGTGTGTTTGGTAATTTTAGTTCACGAGGTCGTGTTCAAGAAAATATAGCTTCAGCTAGAAATGAAGCAGGAAAAGAAATAGGTAATGTTGTTAGTACAGTTAAAGCAAAAGGTGGTGGAGATGTACATCCACAGGCTTTAAATAATTTTATTGAAGATAACCTAAATCTAAGAAAATCAGAAACAGATTATACAGGGAAAAGAAAATTCTTTGATAAATTAAAAAAAGATCTTATTAAAGTAAATAAAGTAGAAGTAGAAGTGCCTACCACTAAAGTTATTGAAAAAGAAGTACCTGTTGATCCTACTATTTTTGGAAGAAAAAAAGATGTTGTGAAACAAGTTGTACCTGATGTTAAAAAAGAAACAGTGACTACTCCTTTGGATATAGAAAAACTGTATAAAGAGAAGGTTTTAATTAGTAAAGAATTACCTCATGGCCCATTACAAACTCAGGATGCTAGAAATTTAGCTAGATTCGATAGGGCTAAGATGAGAGGAATCATGGATCTAACAGAAAGCAAAGTTGGACAGATTCACTCTCCAGAAGAATTAAAAAGATTCCAAGCGTTGAAAAAGACATTTGGTGCTCTAGAAGATTCCGATGAAGCAATTCGTTCTTCTAGAAAAAACAATTCTTTTAGAAAAATATTAGATAAAGTCGGAGAACATCCAGGAATTGCTTTAGGAACCGCTTCCACTATAGCTGGTGCAATAGGTGGAAGATATTCTGATGCAGAACAGTCAACCGCTATTGGAGCAGGAGCTGGTGCTTTAACTGCAGGTGGTTTGTTCGGCCCTAGTATGTGGGTAAACTACTTGAATAATCCACAAACACGTTTCCTTATGCCGCTTTTGCAAAGACAAAGAATTAAAACTATGAAAGATAATTCCGCTTGGGAGGATATACCGAATGAATAACGACATGGACGCACAATGTGCTGCAGATACTCTTCTGCGAGCTGAAGAAATCAGAGCTGATAAACCTCTCATGAAGAAAGCGGTTGCTCTCTTGAATAAGAAGAAAGCAGCTATTGAGTCCATTCAGGATATTAAGAATCGCTTAAACGATATATCTGAACCTGTAGAGGATGATGGATCCGATGAAGTTCCTGAAGAGAAAGAAGAAGCTAAAGTTTCTGTCACCATTAATCTCGGTAGCGCCAATAATATGACAGAAGATCAGATGGTAGAAGAGCAAGAAGCTGCTTCTGTGGAAAAGGGCTTAGAATCGTTTAAGATGGCTAAGAATAAAGCGAGGGGCGCATGACCGACAAGGACAGAGAACGAATAATAAATGAAGCCAAGAGAGCTTTAATTGTTAAAGAAATTCAAGATAGATTAGATGCTAAAGACGCTATGTTGAAATACCCTCAGATCTTCCCAGAAGGGCGCGGTCCAGTTCAGCCTATGGATCATAATTTCCCTCCTATGCAACAACAACAGCAATCCCCATGGGATTTGATAGATAAGAATAAAAATAAGATAAATAACGAGCGAGGATGATATGGATTTCAATCAAGCTAAGGACTTAGTAATGATGGCCGCATTAACTGGAATATGTGGGTACTTATCTTATCAGGTTAAAACCTTGGTTGATTCTATTAATGAACTAAATGTAAAAATGGCGGTTATAGTTTCCCATTTAGAAAGCCATAAAGAAACACTTATTCGTCACGAAGGACAACTACGTAACTTAGAAGGTCGAGTTGCTCACACTTAAGCGGTACTTTATGGGCCACGACGATGACCCAGAATACAAAGACGAACTTGACGATAATAAATACAACAACGCTGTTATGTTCGTTGCTAAAATCAATCGTTTAGAAGAAAAACTACCATATAAACTCATATTAAATAGCGGTTGGAGACCAAAAGACTACAATCTAAAAATAGGCGGTTCTGAGCACTCAAATCACATTATATGCAGAGCGGGAGATTTCAAGGATGTGGATAACTCTTTAGGTTACTATTTCAAATTAAATGTGCAACTATTAGCTGATATTGGCCTATGTATGGAAAACCCTGAGTTTACGAAAGGATGGGTTCACTTGCAGGACGTTATGCCAAGAAGTGGACGTAGAATCTTCAATCCGTAAGGAGAGAACTTGCACCCTATAAAACCGTATATTGGCAATCAGAGCCACAAGAACTACATGTTCATACCGGATCTCCACTTTCCCTATCATCTTGATGATGCGATAAAGTTCTGCATAAAGGTCAAGGATGACTTTAATATCCCTACAGAGAACGTATTCCAAGCTGGAGACATGGAAGACAACTTCTTCCTTGGAGCCTATCCTAAAGGGGCTGATATGCCCCACACACCTGATCAGGAGCTAGAACATGCCAGAAAACTTATTAAAGAAATGGGAAAAGCGTTTCCTATGCTTAATATTTGTTCTTCTAATCATGCTAGTAGATATTTTAGGAAGGCAGCTGGTGGTGAGCTTCCTACCCAGGTGCTTAGATCATATCGGGAGCTATTTAACTATCCTAGCCTCTGGGATGTTCAAGAATGTTATGTGGTTAATACAAAGAAGCCTTTTATAGCATTTCACGGAGAAGGGTTCTCCGATAAGACTGGCAGAAGTCAAATAATGCATTTTGGGATGTCAACAGTGTTTGGCCATCTGCATTCTGGTGCTACAGTGACTTGGATGAATACTCATACACAGGATCTCTGGGCAATGAATGCAGGGTGCTTAATTGACCATTCACAGTATTGCTTTCATTACGCCAAACAAGCTAAATTGAAACCTAGCTTGGGTGTTGGCGTAATTTTAGATAACGGACGATGTCCAATTTGGGTTCCTTATTATCCAGGAGTTGTATGAAAAGTATAATGGGTAAGGCGGTTTTAATAATATTCAATGACCATGCACAATCTAACGGAGCTGAAACAGGGGTTATAACTTGTCAGGTTATTGGAGAATTAACTAAGTCAACTAAGCTACATTTTGAGGTAACTTGTTGGAAGTGTGCTGATGGAATACCAAATAGCCACAATAATGAGGTCTACAATATCCTTAGAAGCACCATATTAAAAATGTACGTCTTCGGAACAGGCAGGGAGATTAAACGATTCAAATAGTATATGGTATACTGTGTACTATGTACAAAGGGAGAATATATGGATAAATCACTTTTTAAATCTAAGACATTTTGGTTACAGGTTCTAGGACTAGTTGTTGTATTGGTTCCGTCAACCCACGCATTTGTAGAAGCTAACCTTTCTGCTGCTGGTATGGGCTGGGCAATGATTAACGTTGTTCTGCGATTAATCACAAAAGATAAAGTTCAAATCGTATAATATGGCTGACATCTTAACAGTTTTAACCTTGGCATTTAAGATCATTATGCTTATATTGGACAAGACTGTTAAGACAGCAACAGAGGAGCGTCGAAAGGCGCTCTCTGACTTAGACTCAGCTATTGAACTAGCTAAACAAAAGAAAGATATGACAGAAATATCTAAGTGGCTGGGAGAGCGATTATGACCAGATTATTACTGATTTTGTTACTTGTTGGATGTAATTCTATGAGAAAAATCCGTATGTGTACCATTGATGGTGCGGTAGGGAAGTGTGCTGTAGGCGATAAAAAATCAGAGCTTAAGTTCCCAGAAGAGATGAAGGGGTTCACTTGTTGGGACTTCTACGCTCAGTATCTCTTAGGAGAGAAATTACAGGATTGCGAGCAATCTGGTAGACTTCCAAAGGATGATAACACTTGGGAAGATATGAAGGTCTGTGAGATATATATAGATAACTTCGTTAAAGTGCCTTGTAAGAATCCCGACTTAGTGGCTTCTGTGTGTACTGATCCTGAAGGCGTACAAAAGATAGTTTCTAAATTACAGTGGTGTCGTCAACGCTAGTCTTTGGCTTCTTAATCCAACTCCATGTTTCATCTGAAGTATCTTCTTCATGCTCAATAGATTCAACACAGTGGTCTTTTTGTTTAAATAATCTATAAGCTAACCAATCCACTACTTTAGCTGCTGTCTTAACCCCACGTTTAGGTGTGCCTGACTCTACAGCTCGACCAAGACGACCAGATATAGACTCATCAGCACTACCACCAAGGATAGTATTAAGACTCTGATCTAAAGTCAGGAATAGATTGTACATGTAACGACCCTTGATTTTTACCATTATCATATCAACCATTATATACAAATATGTGGTTTTTTGTATACATTGATATGCATTTATAATTGACCATAAACGAGTGTTTTGAATAGTTATAAATGTTCACCACTAAAATCCGCTAAAGCCTGTCTTGCTCTTTTACCAGTAAAGTAACCGAGTTTTTCATCTATCCATATATCACGATTAAAATTTCCACCATTAGCGTAAAACTCCAGTGCATCGACGAGTCCCTGCGCACGGGCTCTCTCTGCGGCGATGGCTTTAGTAATATGAAGTTTTAAATTATCGCTCATTGTTTCTACTGGACTGTGAATATGTTGTTTAACTCTCATGCCGTTATCAACTATTTCTTTAGCTATCTCTTCAGACGTTCTCATTCGTTATCCCCCATCAGTCGTTTTTTTATAAAATTAACCGCTAATCCGTAACCATGATCTGATCCAATTAATCCTTTATATTGATTATTTATTTCCTCATCACTCGGCCATTGCGCCAAGACTGACTCGCGTCCACCAATAAAAGCAGCCTTCATGGCCTCAACAACAAATGGAGCGTTTGGAACATCATGAGTCTTACTTAACTCTTTTATCCAATCATCAAACTTGC